TACCTTTTACAATGGTTCAGAAATAATACTTAAAGATTTATTCTTATACCCAAGCGACAGGAACTTTGACAGCTTAGGTTCTTTAGAAATAACATCAGCATTTATAGATGAAGCAAACCAAATAACCGAAAAGGCAAAGAATGTAGTAGCATCAAGACTTAGATATAAGTTAGATGAAAACGGATTAATTCCTAAAATGCTAATGACTTGCAACCCTGCTAAGAATTGGGTGTATTCAGAATATTATAGACCTGCAAAAGATAAGACAATAAAACCTTACAAAAAGTTTATACAATCTTTAGTTGGTGACAACACCTATATATCTAAGCATTATGAAAAGCAGCTATTTGAACTAGATGAACTAAGTAAACAAAGACTGCTGTATGGGAATTGGGAATATGATGTTACTAATGACAGCTTGATTCAATATGATGCAATACTAAGTCTGTTTAATCAAAAGGGAATTGAGGGTGACAAATACATAACTTGTGATGTGGCACGTTTTGGGGTTGATAAAACGGTTATAATGCTCTGGCAAGGGTTACACCTTAGATATGTTAGAACGTTGCTTAAATCGGCTGTAAATGACGTTGTGGATGAAATTAAGAAACTACAACAAGAGAATCAAGTTAATTTGACTAACATCATAGTTGATGAAGATGGTGTTGGTGGTGGTGTTAAAGATTACCTAAGATGCAGGGGGTTTGTAAACAATTCTAAGCCATTAAAAAATGAGAACTATCAAAATTTAAAAACCCAATGCTATTACAAGTTAGCTGACTTGATAAACAAAGGTCAGATAGGTATAAGTTGTTCAGATGTAAATGTTAAGAATTCAATTATAGAAGAATGTGAGCAGGTAAGAACTAAGGATGCTGACAAAGATAATAAGTTACAAATAATTCCTAAAGACACAGTAAAGGCGATTTTAGGAAGATCACCTGACTATTCAGATGCTTTGGCTATGAGAATGTTTTATGAAATAGATAATAACTTTGGAAAGTATTTTGTCCAATAGAAAACCCCCCACCTAGAGTATCACGACAAGGAGAAAAGAAGCGGTGAGGGGTCTAACTAAAATGAATCAATCAGGTGGCAAATATACATAATAAACTAAAAAAACAAAATTTCTATTATATAAATATATGAAGGTTAAAATTAAGAAGGAAGGTAAGACAAAGCAGTTTAAATTAATTAGCAGTTGGGAAGATGTAACATTAGAAAAGTGGTTAAAGTTAATTGATTTTAAAAATGAAACAAAGACAAAGGAAGCAGAAGAAACAATAGCAGCCTTATCTACAATTCCAAAACAACTGATAAAACAGTTGGAGTTAAAAGATGTTGTGGCTATAATGAATAAGCTGTCTGAGTTTCAACAGCAGCAAGGTGGTTCTTTAAAAAGGATAATTGAAATAGATGGTAAAAGGTATGGGTTTCACCCTGATCTTGGAAATTCTATTACTCTTGGAGAGTGGGCAGATTTGGAAACATTTATAAAGCAGGACATTGAAAAGAATCTACCTGAAGTGATGGCAATACTTTACAGACCTATCACAGAAGAAACAGATAGTGGAGTTTATACCATAGAAGCTTATGATGGTAATATATCCATAAGGGCGGAACAGATGAAGAAGATGTCAGCAGAACAAGTGCAAAGTGCGCTGGTTTTTTTTTGGAGTTTAGGAAGCGTGTTGTCAATGATTTTGCCATCATATTTGATGGAACGGCTGAAGGAAATGAAGAAGCAATCGCAACAGAATCCTTCGCAGAAAAGTGGGGATATTTCGGAGTGATGTACAGATTATGTAATGCCGATATATCAAAGTTAGAAAAGATAACAAGACTTAACCTTTTAGAAGCGTTTACTTGGTTAAGTTATGAAACAGATTTACAAACACAAAACAAGGTAAAATATGCCAATAACCAATAAGACATACAACAACGTAATAGACACCTTATGTAGATTAGGAGAATATCATAATCAAATAAGCACAGTATCTGTTGGGGATATATTTGACATCAACTTAGAGAAGATGGAGAAAATGCCTTTGCTGCATATTAACCCAACGTCAGTAACAACAGGTGATGCAGAATTGATATATAACTTTCAGCTTTTTATCTGTGACCTTGTAAGTGAGAAAGATGATTGGCAAACGTATCAAGCAGAACAATTAACTAAGTTGGTTGATCCTAAGAACAACGAGCAGCAGGTATGGAATCAAACTTTAGAAATATGTACTGACTTTATTGGTATGCTTAGACACAGCTCAAGACAATCATTAGCAGGTGATAATGATATAAATGCACCATTGTATTTTACACAAGACCAATTTACAATAGAACCATTCCAAGAAAGGTTTGATAACTTACTTTGTGGGTGGACATTTACAATAGGAATAAGAACACAAAATAATTTTGATACTTGTACAATTCCTGTAACTGATGCTGGAGCAGGATATTAATGTTGAAACTATTAAATAGATTAAATAAAATAAAGATAGGCAAAGTAGAAATAAAAATAATACCACCAACAATAAAGATTAAATTGTAATGGAGATATTTGAATTAATAGAAAGATATGGAGTAACCTTAGTTTTGCTAGTGGGTTGCTTTTATGCTTTGTATCAATTCTTTTTTTTTAGTGTTAGAGAGGTAAAAAGCACTTTTGAAAAGCACCACGAAAGGAACGCTGATAATATGAATGAGATTAAAGATAAAATAAATAAAATATTAGAATTAATAAAAAATAAATAAAAATGGCAGATTTAGTAGTAACAATTTCCGAGAGTGTAACAATCAATGGCTCACTTAGAGGTTCATCAAATAATTTAACAGTAACAAGTATTGAAGACACATTTGAAAGGGTAGTAACTTGCCCTCATTCTAATACAACTACAATAGCTACATTTAACAGTAATGTGTATGGAAGTGCAGGTGCTTTAGACTTAGAGAACTGTAAATATATTAGGGTAACTAATATTGATACAGCAGATGGAGTAATAGACTTAGCAATAGTAACTGAAAACACTAACTACCAGGTAGTAATGACAGCAGGAACATCACATATATTATGTCAAGCAGATACAGCAGCAATCGCTGAAGCTGACACAACACCTAATTTTCCTACTTTAGAAGATATAACAAGCATTCAGGTAAGACCAAGAGCATCTGCTAATGTAGATGTAGAAATATTTGTAGCTAGTGTATAATGAAAACTGAAAATTTAGAAAGGTACTTAAATAGCTTTGCTAGTAATGTTTTAAAAGATTCTAAGCGCATACTACAATCTACAAAAGGAAGCACAAAATTAGCAAGCTCACTTAGAACAGAAGTTAGCCCTGATCCTAATGGTTTTAGTGTTAGGTTTTATATGGCGGACTATGGTACTTTTGTAGATAAAGGTGTTTCAGGAAATAAAAACCCAATATCATATTCTGATGGAACTAAGATTAAATCAAGCCCTTATACATATACCACCAAGCAACCACCAAGCAGGGTTTTAGATAAGTGGATAGTTAAAAAAGGGATAGCTCCAAGAGATGAAAAAGGCAGATTTGTTTCAAGAAAAAGCATATCGTTTTTGATTGCTAGAAGTATTAAAATAAAAGGAATAAAAAGCACTAGCTTCTTTTCAAAACCATTAGGGGTTAACTATAAAGAATTACAAGAAAACCTGTTAAAAGAATTTAAAAAAGATGTATCAACTTATATAACAACATTTACAAAATAAAAAAATATGGCAAATTGTGTAATAGAGCAAATCCCAGCATTTCAAACTTTCCCTGTGGGGCAAGATGTGATATTCGTGGTATCTAATAATGATGCAGTAGCAAATCAGATACAAGTAAAATTCATAGCTGAAGTACATATAGCAGCCACACAGCCAAACCCATCATCTGTCAATGATATTATTGGAACTTTTAAAACAACACCTAATAATGCAGGAGTTGGGATATTTAATTTAAGAAATGTGTTAGAGAATTACGTTAAGGCAGATCACATAGCTTCTTCAACTGCTATATTTGGCGGAGCAACCCCTTCTGTTGATTTGCCTGTCCACCTTATTGACGCTTTTTCTAGAAGCACAGATATTTTAAGAAATTTAGTTATTCAATTTAAAGTAGAATATTTGGATCAGGTTTCAGGTTCTTCTACTTTTGGACAGCTTATAACAACAGGCGCACAAAACACTTTGCCTTATAAGTTTTGGAATGGGTATCTTAAATATACAGATATTATTTCTGTTCATAGCTCAGGGAACTTTGGTTATGATCCTGGTGACTTTTATCCTGGTAACGCAACACGAAGATACCTTACAAATGCACCGACAACTCAATATGCAAATGTAGAAGATTATGGAACACTAGCATTTATGACACTTACTGCTGCCCAAAGGGTAGATACTAACGAAGTAAAAATAACTGCTTATAATGCAGCAGGTTCAGCTTATGGAACAACAAAAGATTTGATTTTTTTTAATACTAATGGTGGTTATAGTGGTTGGACTGATGACGCTGAAAAGCAAATAAACTATGTTGCTGCTTTTCCTGCAAATTTACAAGGTACTTGGTGGGATAATGCAACTAGTTGGGGAATGACATACTATGTGATACAAATGGAAGATGCGTCAGGAACTGATACACTAGAGCCTGTTACAATATATATAAACTGTCCTAACACACAAGGATATGAAAGCGTTAGACTTTGCTGGTTGAATCAATGGGGTGCTTGGGATTACTATACTTTCACTCAAAAGTCAGTCCGAACTATCAGCACACAGGGCAGCACTTACACACAACTAAACGGTACTTGGAATGAAGCGACTTATAAGTATGCAAATCAAAATGGTGGCAAAAAATCTTTTAGAAGAAATGCTACTGAAAAATTAAAAATCAACACAGATTTTATTACTGAGAATTATAATGTAATGTTTGAAGAACTAATGAATAGTCCTGAAGTTTACATACTACAAGGAACACAAGCAGCAACATCTAGTGGTATTTATTCTTATGAATTAAGCCAATATGTTACACCTACAAGAGTTCTTAATTCTAGCTTTGTTAAAAAGACAAAAGCTAATGACCAATTAATTCAATATACATTTGAAATAGAGAAAAGTAAAACATTAAGAACACAGAATATATAATGAGTGTACAATTAATATTATTTCCACAAAATTATGAAGGTTCTTATAACTCTTTTATAGGTGTACCTAATCAATTTATAGTAGACGGAGAATCTTTTGTTGGTGTTAATACAGCATCAATAGTTTCTACTACTAATCCTGCCTGGGGTTCTGTGCCATTTAACCTTGTTTTTTACAATCCTGCTACTGTTCCAAATACTTGGTATAAATATAGGTACTGCACATCTAGTGGTTGCTACCCTAATGTGCCTTATACCACAGGTGGTGCAGCAGTTTTTAATATTGTGAATAATAGTGATGCACGTTCAGGAATCTATCAAAAGGTTACAAATTTAACAGTTGGAGCGCAATACACAATTACTGCTGAGTTTAGTATATTCACGACAGGCAAGATAAGGTTTAGTGAGATATGGAGTAACGGATATGCTGTAAGTCCTTATGTTTTTAGTGGGGTTTCAGCTACTTCTTGGACATTTACAGCCACAGAAACTAACGAAACAATATTAATTGAAACAAGGGGTGCTGGATCAGGAAATATATTTTTAGACAAAGTATATTTACTCCCAGCAGGGCAAAGCAATTCTGAGGTTATTGAGATATTGGGTGACGGTCAAGTAATATGTGATTTATACGAAGATGAAGAAATACCCTTAACTTTAAGTGTTGATGAATTTAAAAATGCAGCAGAACAAGTACAATCTTATTCAAAGGCATTTATGTTGCCTGCAACAAAAAGAAACAACCAAATATTTGAAAATCTTTTTGATGTAACAAGAACTTCATTAGGTAATGCGGCTCGTATCACCTTCAATCCTTATGCTAAAACACAATGTATTTTAAAACAAGAAGGTTTAGTTATATTTGAAGGGCATTTAAAAATGATTGACATACAAGATAAAGAAGGAGAAATTAGTTATAATGTAAATCTTTATTCACAAGTCACAACTTTAGCAGATATATTAAAAGATAAAAAGTTCAATGATATAGATTTTCAAGAGTTAGCTCACACCTACGATAAAGACAGTATTAAAAATAGTTGGTATGAACCATCATCAGGAACAGGACTTCCGCTAACCACCCCTTTGTCAGTAGATAGTTTTGCTTATGACACTACAAACCAACCTGCTTATGGTGCAAGTCAAACTAATGTTTTAAAATATCCTTTTGTAGATTGGAATCATCAAATATTAATTGCTAATGGAGCAACAGGAAATAACGCAAATAATAGACAACCTGAATTAACTTATTTAGAACAAGCATTTAGACCTTTTATTCAAATTAAATATTTAATAGACAGGATATTTAACCAAGATGATGTGCCTTTTTCTTACACAAGTAATTTCTTTAATACTGATGATTTTAAGAAATTATTTATGGACTTTAATTGGGGTAGCACTAACAATCCTCTTGAAAACGAACAGAACTATTATGAGTCTTATTACCTCTTTAATCAAGGTACAGGGATGTCAGCAAATTATGCAACAACAAGTTTTAGCGTTTTACAATTAGGTTATAATATTCCTTTGATTGGGGGTGCTGCTCCACCGAACTATAACTTTGGAACTAACATACTGACTTCAACAACAGCCAATGAAGCATATACGGTACGCTATCAATATTGGATTGAAAATACGTCAGGTTCTTCACAAACAGTAGAGTTTCAATGGCTGCATAACACAACACCAATAAACAATACAGGAACAATTACGATAGCAGCTAATTCTACTTATAATTATGCAGGGGGTTTTGGTATTCAACTAAACAATGGTGACACCTTACAAGCACAGTTTAAAGCAGGTGCAGGAAGTGTAATAAGACAACTACAAAATACATTTCCTGCGTGGGGTGCTTTTGTTTCTTGGAGAGAAGGTATATCATCATCATTTAATTTTGCATATTTACAAACTTTAAGAGGTGAATTAGGACAATGGGAATTTTTGAAAGGGATAATGAAAATGTTCAATTTAATTAGCATTCCTGATGATCAAAACCCTAACAATATTTTAATTGAACCTTATGGAGATATATTTATAAACAATACTAATAGTGGGAATATAAATGATTTAACCTTAAAAGCTAGAAGTATTGAACACGATTGGACACAAAAAATAGATGTTTCTGAAATTAAACTTACACCTCTTACAGATTTAAGCCAAAAAATTATCTTTAAATTTGTAGAAGATGACGAAGATTGGGTGTTTACT